AACCCGGTATCTACATCGTCCGGCCGCTTCCCAATCAGACGGACGAAGTCGAAGCGTACCTTTGGGAAATCTGGAAGCGCGGGAATATCGGGCTGTTTTTCGATGAAGCGACCTTGCTCCCGAAACCGTATCAGCCCGGCGCCGTCCGTTCGATTTTCGTGCAGGGTCGAAGCAAACGCATCCCCGTCATTGCTTGCACTCAGCGACCAAGCGGGATTTCACCCTATACATTTTCGGAAGCGGATTTCTTCGCCTGCTTTTATCTGCAAAAGCCCGAGGACACTGCCACCTTCGCGGCGTTTACACCGTGGTCGCCGCGCGAGTGTGTAGAGCGATTGCCGCCGCACTATTGCCGGTGGTATGACAGCCCGCGCGACTTCGCGACGATCCTGAAACCGTGCCCGGAGGAGGCGGTGATCTTGGAGACCTTCCACGACCGCCTGAAACCCAAGCGCCGCTTTTTCTGAGGACACCATGGAAACCAACATCCTGAAGTGGAACCTGCCGAACTGGATCACGGTGAGCCTGATGGTCGCGACCATGACGCTCGCCTACGGGTTCGCCATGTCCCTGTGGAAGGCGAAGAAAGGCACCGCCTGATGGAACGCGTTCTCAACCTCGGCCTGATGCGGCACCCGGGCAATTGGGTGATCGTGTTCCTGATGGCGACCTCGGCCGCCCTCGCCGTCAAGGCGCTCTACCCTGAGACCCCGCCCGCGGCATAAGCCGCGGGTTTCGCACGTCACACCGTCCAGCTCGAAAGGTTCACGATGTCCGGTTCCGCCGCTCCCGCCAGCTCCGACCAGATCCGCCAGATCTACGCCCAGAACGCCGCGCAGCGGAACTGGTGCGTCCAGAACGGCTTGGAGATGTCCCAGCCCATCGACACCCGCACGCTCGCCGGCACCATCCCCGGTCAGCAGGTCACGATTCCGCTTCGCCCGGTCGGGTTGCTCAAGCGGCTGGTCGTGGAAGTCTCGTTCAACCTGGCGCAGACCGCCGCCGAGACCCTGACCCGCACCGCGCTCGGCCCGGCGAACATCTTCTCGAACATCACGTTCTTCGACCTGAACAACAACACCCGGATTTCGTGCTCCGGCTGGTATCTCACGATCATGGCGACCGTCCGCCGTGGTTCGGCCTACGGCGCCAACTTCACCAACGACACGCCGTTCGGCATGGGAACGCGGAACTACGCCGCGCAGATCTGTCCCTCGACCGTCACCACCGCGCAGATCGTGCGGTTCTTCTACGAAGTGCCGATCTCCTACTCGAACACCGACCTGCGCGGCGCGATCCCGCTGGCGACGACCGGCGCGACCGCTCAGCTTCAGCTCACGGTCAATCCGAACATCGTCGTGGGCTCCGGCGTCACCGACGCGACGGAAGCGGTGTTCCAGTCGTCCACCGGCGCCGTCGCCGTGCCGACCAATTTCACGATCACGACTTATCAGGAGTATCTGGACCAGATCCCGCCGGGGATGATCCCGATCATCGACGTGCAGTCGATCTACAACCTGCAAACCACGCCGTTCACCAGCATGGCGGTCGGTCAGGACTTCGCCGTGCAGTACGGCAATCAGCGGGAATTCTACTCAACCACCGCGTGGTACGACAATAACGGCGCGCTCGACGGCAACTTCGACATCAATTACTGGGCGCTGCTCACGGCCAACATCACCAACGTGTGGAAGAAAGACCCGTGGAAGGCCGCGATGGACGTGCGCGGGCTGCTCGGCAACGACATGCCCGCCGGCATGGCGTATTTCGACCACCGCAACCGGCCGATCAACACCGCCGTGTTCGGCAACATGCAGCTCATCATGAACCCGAAGACGGTCAACTCGGCCACCGGCTCGATCCTCAAGATCGGCTGGGAATTCTTCACCATGGTCCAGTACGCGACCCAGCTCACGTCCCTGGCGTCGAGCTGATCGGATCTACAGCCCGCGCCAGTGATGGCGCGGGTTTCTGGTGAGGGCGCGGAAGCGGATAGGACGCTTCGTAATTACCCGATGCGCTGGTAGCGCGCCCTCTCCCGAAACCCGGAGGCAAGCAATGGCTCTCACGTCCAGTTCAAGCAACGTCATCGACTTCGCCACCGGCAAGGCCAGCGCCGTGAAGAACAAGGCGCGGGTGTTCTACGCGCAGCCGTTCTCGGCGAGCATGAACCTCAGCGGGTGGGCGATGTTCTTGCTTGCCGTGATCGTCATCTCGGTCGCGTGGAAGATGATCCTCGCGCATATCCTGGCCGGGATGGATTGATGAATATCTCGACTTATTACGGGTCTTTCGGCCCCGAATGGCCCCGCATCTATTGCGTCAGTTATTACAAAGACGCTTGGGATACGGGGCTCACGCATTCATTCCGTGAATGGTGGTTCTAGTGGCGCAGAGCAACGTCATCGCGTTCTGCCTGTTCTTCGCGTTCATCGTGTTCATCACGTTGCGCGGCGAGCTGCCGAAATACCTCGACGTGCTGTTCACCACCAAGGGCGGCGGGTCGAGCTCGGGCGGTGGCGGCGGGTCGAGCGGCGGTGGCGGGCTGCCCGGCGTCGGAGCCATCGGCAACGCCCTGGAAAACCTGACCGGTGACGACACCATCGGTCGGGCCGTGACCTCGATCCGCGAGGGCACCAAGTCGTTCCTCGGCCTCGGCGGCGCAGCGGGTGGGATTTTCCAGTAATGCCCTTCATTCTCGGCGCTGGCGCACTGTTCCTCGTCGTCGCCGGTGCGCGGGGCATGGGGAATATCCGGGCACTCCGCGATTTGCTGGTCGGTGATTTCACCGGCCAGCATAACTTTTTGGGCTGGATCTTCGCGATTATGCTGATCGGCGCGCTCGGATACGTGCCCGGTATGGAAAAGCTCTCGCGCGCGTTTCTGCTGTTGCTGTTCGTGATCTTGTTCCTGACCACCAAGGGCGGGTTCATCACCACGATCCAGACCGCGTTCCGCAACGCGGGATCCGGCGCGGGCGGCGGCGCCACGCCGTCGAGCGCCGTCACTGGCGCGCTTACCGGGCTCGGTGCTATCACTGGGTCTTCAACCACGCCGGCCACGGGGTCCCCATGAAAGCGGGCTTTCATGGGATCACCCCGCCGGCCACCAAGTAGAGGGCAACATGTCAGGTGCCGGCGCCATGGTGGTGGGGATCCTCACCGCAATCATCGGCCTCGCGACGCTCGCGGTGATCCTGTCCCGCAACAGCGCGACGACCGATGTCATCACGTCTTTCGGAAACGCGTTTTCGAGCGCGATCAAGGAAGCGGTTTCGCCAATCACGGCGGGAGGCTCGGGGTTCGGATCCTGAGCGAAAACTGAGAGCGAAAGGAAAAACGCCGTGAATATCTGGAATTCGACCACCGAAATGATCGTGACGATTGCGATGGGAATCATCGCCGTCGCGGTATTCGCCGTGCTGGTTTCGAAGAAGTCCAACACCGCCGCCGTGATCCAGGCCGGCGCCTCGGGCTTCTCCAATGCCCTGGCCGTCGCCATCGCGCCCGTCACGGGCGCCAAGGTCGATCCCGTGCTCGCCTACCCCGGTCAGGGACTCGGTGGCGCCGGGATGGGTTACGCCGGCATCTAGGGAGGCACCGCCGATGCACTGGAACAAGAGCCTTCAGCGGTTCGGGCACTACGCCCGGATCAATCACGTTCCGGGACCGGTCGGCGGCACCTTCCGACAGGTCTACCAGGAGTGTCCGCTCCCGTCCGCGGGCGCGGCGCGCTTCGCCTACGCGACCCGCGAAATCCCCGTCATGCCGATGCAGGGCGCCGGCTACTTCACCAAGGGTCCGCCCTCGCCCATCGGCTACGGGGCGCAGGACGCGCACGCCGCGTTCTGGCTGCCCCAGCCGTTGCCGCCGCAGATCGGCACGTTCGGTCATCAAGGGCTGTTGCCGCCCGTCAAGCCTGGGAGCTAGCGCCGTGGGGAACCTATGGGAAAAAGCCAAGGCGCATCCCGGCGTCACGGCGATGATCGTGTTCGGCGTGGGGCTGCTGTTCGTCATCCTCCTGTTCGGCGGAAACAAGAGCGGTGGTTCCACCGTCGTCGCCCCGGTCGCCGCCGACAGTGACAGCTCGGCCGCCACCGCGTTGCAGATGGCGAACCTCAACGCGTCGGTGCAGACCAACGCCACGAACGCGGCGCTACAAGCCGCGCTCGCCGGCACCGCCGCGCAGGTGACGGACAGCAACAACAACGCTTCGGTCAATCTGGCGAACATCTACGCTTCGGCGGACACGACCAAGTATGTCGCAGACCTCGGCGCGAAAGTCGCGCTCGATACCAATTCCGCGACGAAGGCTATCAATGACGCCAATGTGTCCGGCGCCGTGCAGATTGCGACCATTCAGACGCTCGCCGACCAGAACATCGCGTCGCTGGTGGCGGACGCACAGAACAAGCAAACCACGGCCGCCGTGACCATTGCCGGGCTCAACAATCAGCTCGGCAACGTTCAGGCCGGCTACAACTACCAGCTCGGGACACAACAGATCGCGGCCAACCTCAACCAAGCGAATACCAAGGCGCTGTACGATTTCCAGAACTACAACAACGCGCTCAATGTGCAGTACGGCCTCGGCATTCACGCCATCGACGTTGCCTCGGCCGTGGCGCAGGCCACCGGGCAGCAATACAGCGTCCAGGGCGGGCGCTGAGCCATGCACGGGCGCGGTGTCCTACTCGCGGTCGCCGCGCTCGCGCTGCTGGCCTACGTTCTGTGGGAAGTCACGGACGGGGGAGAGCTGGCGGTGATCGTCACTCCGGAACCGGTTGCCCCGAACGGGGCGCCGGCTTCCGCGCGGCCGAGCGTGCCGACCTATGACGGCGGGCGGACCACGATCCCGCCGAAAATCGCGCCGGAAGCCGTCGCCCGGATCCGGGCGCGCAAAGGGGTTGCCTGATGGCTATCGCCGCGATCCGCTTCAACAATCCCGGCAACGTCTCCCTGCCGATCCGCGGCTATGACGGCCCCGGAACCGTCGTCGGCATCAAGGGACAGGCCGGCTATGCGTCGTTCCCGACGATGGCCGATGGTTTGCGCGCCCAAGCGGCGCGCTTGACCAGTTACATCGACGGCTCGACCCGCTACGGTGCAAAAACGACTATCGCGTCCCTGAATTCTGTTTACGCTGAAGACCAGAACTGGAAAAACCGCGTCGCTCAATACAGCGGCCTCGGCATAAACGAGCGCATCGACCCAAACAACGCGCAGCAGATGGCCGCTCTACAGGGCGGCATCATTCGCCAGGAAACCGGCAAAGATCCGTCCGCCTTCGGATTCAACGGGACCGCCGTCAACGGCAACGGCCTCACCGCGCCCGGCACCGCCAACGGCGGCATGTTCTCGAGCGTCGAGACCCGTGCCGGCGCCAACATCACCGGGTTCAAGCAGAACGCGGACGGCTCGGCCGATGTCGTGCTCGGGTTCGATGACGATGGCGCCG